TGCTGCCCGTGCTGCTGCTTGGACTGCTGCTGATGCTGCTGCTGCTGCTGCTTGGGCTGCTGCTGCTGCTTGTCGTCGGCAACGTGACACTCTGCTGGCTCTGATTAGCCAAGCGCCAGTGCTGGAGGTAAGCAATGACTGACCAAGAACTGCTGGCGCTTATGCCCGAGATTATGCGAGACGAGTTCAGCTATGCGGCCAGTGTTTGCAGCGATGCGACTGGCGGCAAAGTGAAGCCCGGCATCTTCCGTGTGGCGCTTAACACTGCCGCACTGGAGTACGCCCACGCTGTGCTAGGTGCTGCTGACGCCAAGCCAACTCCTAATCCAAGCCAAATTAGGAGTTCGCTGTTGGCCATTCGCGTTCAACGCGCTATCAGTGAAACTCTTAGGACCGATCCGGTCGGCTGGAAGGGGACGCGCTTGGCCCGCGCCACGATCCGCGAGGTGGCGGCGTGGCTGCGTGAGCAGCATGACGGCGACTTGGTTGCAGCGACCGTGCTTGAGCGGGAGGCGGGGCGATGACTGACTCTATTACCCCACCCCGCGAACTTATGGAGCAGTGGGCTTCTGAGAAATGTTACGACGAACGCGATTGGCTTTATGAATTTCATATTGCCACCCGCGCTGCCCAATGGGGCGCCGACCAGCAACTTGCAGAAGACGCAAAGTGGCTAGATCACAATGCTCTGAATGAACCGCATCTGCGGATTACCCCAGTGGGTGAATTGTTAAAAGAAGCAATGCGCTCCAAGTCCAGGCCTCCAAGTTTGAAGGAGCAGGCGCTTAGCGATCTCAAAAACGCTTACAACGCAGACCAAATCTGCGACACAACCTATGAAAACATCTTCCGCGCACTGGAGGCCCTACCCGATGACTGACCTACGCGCCCTGTGCGCCCGCATGGCTGATGAGCTGGATCACTACCGACAGCTCCTGATGGATGATCGCCGCGCAACTCATGCGTTGGCAACTGAAGCCCGCTGGTTCTTGGCCCAGCCCGAGCCGCAGGGGCCGACGGATGAGGAGCCAACGGATCAAGAGATAGAAGAATGGGCAGACGCTGCTGCGGAAGTCCCCTTAGAGGAAATGGACCCAGAAGTGCATGGGTGGCGACGTTGTTTCAAGTCAGACGAGTTCAGCGAGACGATCCGCGCAGCCTTGCGCCGCTGGGGCCGCCCCGCCATCGAGCCGGTGCCTGGGGTGGAGGGTGCCGATGCTTAACGCCCTGCTCGCCCTCGCCCTGCTGCTCACCCTCGGCGCAGCGGGTGAGCTGTGCATCAAAGCGGCCTTTGTGCGCCTGCTGCCCTTGCTGCTGAGGTTGCCGTGAAACCGCTCCAGCTGTACCGCGTGGCATTCAGCCATGTCGCACCGCTCCACCTGATGGCCCGTGACCTTGCGCACGCCATCACCAGCGCCAAGGAACTATGCCCCGATACCCAGTTCCTCAGCGCCACGCTGGTGCCCGAATGGGGCAACACCGATGAAACGTGATGCCTTGCGGCTCAGCCTTCACCAGTTCATTGAAACCAGCCGTGACCATAACGGCCGGTATTTCATTGCCTACTCCAGCGGCGCCAGCGTGTTTGTACGCGACATTGCTGACCTTCGTCGATTTCTCAGGCTGCCGAAAAGCTTGCCCATGAGAGAATCACTTGAATCATGGCTGGCCAGTCTGGGCGATCAAGATGCCTCTCAACAACCTGAACCATGAGCACTGATTCAATGAAGGATTACCTAGCCGAGATCGGCAGGTTTCCGCTGCTGACTGGTGAGCAGGAGATCCAACTATCTCGCCAGGTGCGGCGGATGATTGAACTGCAAGCCATGGAAGGCGAGCGCACTAAAGAAGAGCTGCGCGCGATCAAACGCGGTCAGCGTGCGCGTGACACCATGATGAACTGCAACCTGCGGCTGGTAGTTCACATCGCCAAGCGTTACACCACTCGGCTGAAGTGCAATGGCCTAGAGCTGATGGACCTCATCCAGGAAGGTGCCATTGGCTTGAATCGCGCTGTTGAATTGTTCGATGGCACCAAAGGCTACAAGTTCAGCACCTATGCCTATTGGTGGGTGCGGCAATCAATCACACGCGCGATTGATACCAAAGAGCGATTGATTCGTGTGCCGCAGCACATCCTAGATACGACGTACAAGATCGCCAAGTTGCAGCGTGAATACATGCAACAGCATGGCAGGTCAATGACAACTGCTGAATGCGCCGATGCACTTGGTATCACTCAGCATGAAGTGCAAAGCTATATCATGCGGAACATTCCGCATAGCAGCCTGGATCAACAGGTAAGCGATACAGGTTCACCGATTGTTGATCTGATCGCGGATGAACCAGCACCTGAAGAGCTGCACCAGGAGTATGGCGAGCAGTTGCAGCTGTCGCTGATGGAGCTGGGTGACTTAGACAGGAAGATCGTCTGCGGATACTACGGCATTGGAGCGACGCAGCAATCTCAACACGAAATGTCCAAGGAGCTTGGTGTAACGCGCAGCGCGGTGGGCGATCGACATCGCCGCGCGATGCGTCGATTGCGGTTGCGGTTGGTTTATCATCGCAGCTAGTTCCAGCTCGCAAATATAAGCAGTCGCTTGTTTGATCAGTTGCGCTTGGTATGCGTTTTGCTTGATAATTGATGCGCATAGTTTGCGTACATCATCGGCGTTTTCATGCGTGAATGCTGCGCGTGATTGCGCTTCAATGCGCAGTTCTTCTTCAATGGACCATGAAATAACCAGCCACTTTGCCCAGGTCATGACACCAGCATTGCCCAGCCGGTGCCAGGGCCATCAACCTCCCAGCGGCGCAGCCAGTTCTTGCGGCTGTAGGCGATTCCAGCGCCTTTGGTGTGGTTGACGTAGCCGCCGTTCACCATGTCGGCCTCACCGTTCGGATCGTTGTGGATGTAGGCGCCGCTGGTGGCGCCGATGATCACGCTCCAGTGGCCACCGCCAGTGGGTGCGCCGACAGGCCCCTTATGCAGCCAGCCCACCATCACAGGGCGCCCTGCTTCCAGCTCGGTGTCAATTACGGCAGGGCTGCAGTTCGTGCGCAGCCTCGCATTGAGCCCCAGGGACTGCAGTGCCTTGATCTGCGCCTGCGCGTCGGTGGTGTCGCCGTACTTGGCGCGGATCTTGTTGTAGGCATCGTCGCCGCTCACCTTGCCGTAGAACTTGGCCACCATGGCAGCGCTGCTGCTGAAGCACTCGCGGTAGCCGGTGCCGCTGGCGTTGTCGTTCTGCGCCTCATACGGCACACGCAGCAGGATGCCCTGCTGTTGCAGTAGCGGTGTGCCCTTCTGCCAGAGTGCGCCCTCAGCCTTACGTCGGCGCAGCAGGCCGGCTTCGACGTTTGTGCCAGGGTTGCAGTAGAGCAGCATGGCTGCTGGCACGGCAGCCCAATCCTTATCGCGCAACGCTGCGCTGATGGTGTCAAACCCAGTGCTGCCATAGAACCCAATGCCGAGGTTGTAGGCAAAGCTGATCAATGCGCAGCGCTGCGGATCGGCCATGCTTGCCCAGTGCGGGATCGCACGCAGGCGGTCTGCGATGCGGTCCACCTCAAGGCGGAGCAGCATGTCAGCCTCGATGACGTTGATCTTGTCGCCGCGCTTTACGGGATCGCCAGCGCCATAGCGCGTGGTGCCGTATCCGATCGTCCACGGATCGCCGCCGCTGAGCGGATCGGGGTAGGCGCTCAGGTGGCAGCCTTCAAACTCCTTGATGATCTGGATCGCATCGGCCAGATCGGTCTGCACACCGGCTGTACTCCATGTCTTGAACCATGGCTGATCGCGGCTCAGAAGGCGCGGACCGATGGCAGCTTCCAGCTCGCTGATCGCCGCCAGCTGATGCGGCAGGCCCTTGAAGTACCGGAACAGGTCGATCAGCCGCAGTGGTTGCGTCATGGCCGTTGCAGGTGCTGCGGTACTGACTGCCGATAACTGAATGCGCTCTTGATTTCGGACCAGATGACAGGACTGAGCATGGCGGCAACAACGGCAAGGATCACCACCTGCGCCATGCGCGTTTCCAGTCGGCCAACGCGGACGCCCAATCCGCTCCGCTCAGTCTTGTCGGAGATGGCAGCATCCAGCAGCTGCTTGAGCTGGCCTTCCAGCACGCCAATGGCACGCAGGATCTCGCCGTGCGTTGGCTCAGTCACCGCTTGCGAGATGCAATGCCACGCAATGCGCCGAGGATCAGCTGGGTCCAGCTGTTGGCGCGAATGCCGGGCACGATTGCCAGCAGTTCAGAGCCCGCCAGCAGCGCTACGGCAACGCTGGTGATGCCCTCGGGAGTAGGTGCCATAGCTGGCGTGAATCGCTATCTCAGGTTAGCTACCCGACGCAGCGCCGCCCGCCAGGGTGGCTGTAACGGTGGAGACCAGACCGGCAGATGCTGCAGCAACCACAGCCGGCACGCTGATCAGGCTGATCGAGACGTTCACATAGCCGGCGGTTAGATGATCTTCCTGCGGCTGTGCGGCGTAGCGCCAGTGCGTGGAGGTTGGCACCAGATCGGTGAAACTGGTGTGGCCGGCCCACGCTTCAGTGCTGAGCGGGAAGGCGATGTAGCCGCCCTGTTGCTCGCGGTAGTGATCGCGCAGCAGCTTGGCCTGTGCTTGCGTCAGTGCAGCGAAGCTCAGTTCAAGGATGTGGCTGTAGGCGGTGGTGCCATGCCGGAATCGGACGCTGCCACCACCGAAGCCGCGTTCCTCAGTAACAGGGAACACTCCCATGCTGTAGCGACGTGTAACCGGCTCCAGCGCCGGGAAGGTGGCCATCAGTTCTGCAGCGTGATGGTGCTGCTGCCCAGGCTGAAGGTTGCAGAGCTGCTGCTGACATCCCCGCCGAAATCGACGTAGCAGACCAGCTCATCAGCGCTGCTGGCACCGCCGCGCGACTTGTAGATCACAGCAGCCCTGGCGGTGATGGTGCTGGTGGCCCAGTTCACAGCGGCAAAGCTGAGCGTGACGCGATCGTTGGCGGTGTCCTTGGTGACGGTGCAGGCGCTGGTGACGCCGCCAGCGGTGTAGCCGGTGCCGCTCACTTCATTCGTGACGGCAGAGCGCTTGAGATCAGTGTCTTTGTTCGGACTGTAGGCCGATGAGACCAGCATCACCTTGAAGGTGTCGGTGTCGAAGTCGATGGCGCCACGGGCCATGTCATCAACGGCTGAGTTGTAGATCAGGGAAGCCATGATGTACCTGCGTTGAGATCAGTCTAGGCGGGTGGTGGTGCTGGGAGAGTAGAGCATCAGCCGTTCGGGAATGCTGCTGTAGGCGGGGTGAAGTTAGCGGTGTAGCGGGCGACGCCTTTGGTGATTCTTATTTCATCGATGTAACCCTGCATGTAGTTGGTGCCATCAGCGCCAGAGTGTCTAGTCGCGCCAAATCGAACGGCAGCATTTGCTGTGTTTAACGTACCAGACACAGTAGAAGAGTCAAGAGTTTGCGACACGCCAGCATAAAAAAGTCTTACTGTTGTTCCAGATCGAGTTACAGCGTAGTGCCGCCAACTGGTGTTAACTAGGCCAATGGTGCTATCGTAAAGGCCGCCGTTGAAATACACTCCATCGCTTCGCAGCAGTATGCCATTATCGTAGGCCCCCAGCTCAAATAAAGTCTTGTCAGCAGAAGCTTGAGACGTGTCAAATTTTGCCCACATTTCAACTGTAAAATCTCCTGGCAAAGAAAAATCTGAGCTGCCAGGGGTAGTAATATACTGATTATTATCAACTCGAAGTGACCCAGTGCCGAACTGCTTTTCGGCCGTTGAAACGGTTGCTCCCGTAACAGTTATTGAATGATTGCTATTACTCAAATCAGTAAATGTGGAGCTGCCATTGCTCCCGTCGCAACGAAGCAGGAGAACAACATTTGCCCAGTATTCGTCACTAGATATAACAGGCCAAATTCCTGCACGCTTCGCCACGCTCTGCTCATTCTGGAACCACAGGCCAGACGCTGTGCCGGTTGTCGGCGTGCGCTGGACGCCCATCAATCCGCCGTTAAAGCCCAACATCAGCTGATGTCCTCATACGAAATCACCAGCTCTAGGTCGCCATTGGCGCTGGCCTGTGCGCGGAGGCTGTGGCCTTCCTCCAAGTAGATGTACGCCTCACGGGTCACCAGCACCTGCGTAGCGTCAGCAGGCACGGTGATGGTCTTGCCAATGGCAAAGCCGGTGGTGCCGTTGTAGTGCTCCAAGCTGATGTCAGCCGCTGCGGTGCCGTCCACGTTGGCGCAGTACACCGAATTGATTTTCAGCACCTTGCCGCTGCTAGAACCGTTGCTCAGCGCCGCAGCCATTGAGGTTGTCACTGCGTAGCCCACGGTTTTGCCGGTGACCGTCGTGACGGAGCTGCCTGATTTGATGTTGGGTGCGGCCATGTCGGCAAGACTGCAAACGTCTAATCAGTGTGCTTCCAGCTTAGCGATAGCTAGGTGGCATCTTCAAATAGCAGCGGAGAGCTTTCGGACAAGGCTTGCCACGTCATCCAATACGCAGGCGATTCGGTTGCTGCTCCTTGTTCGTACAAGAAAATGTCGCTACTGGTAAATGCCCAGTCGCTCCAGAAGCTTGCCTCATCAGTGGCGGGGCCTCCACCACTACCTCCGGTTGCTGTACCGCCCGCCAGCGAGAGTGTGATGCTCTCGTCAAGGCCGACCGCATTGCCAGCAACTCCAGCAGTGCCTGCGGCCAGGGAGAATGCAACGCTGGCAATGATGCCATTGGCCGCGCCAATGCTGGCAGTGATCGACTCATCCAGGCCGGGAACAACAAAGCCCTCAGCATCTAGCGTCAGCGTGATCGTTTGCTGCAGGCCACTGGCAGCGGCGGCAGCTCCACCGGCGAGTGAATACAGGACATACAGCTCAACGGCGCCAACAAATGCACCTTCAGGCGGCACGGTTTCCAGTGCCAGCTCGACGTTGTAACGTCCGCAGTAAACGTCATCCACGGATGGCGCGTCCGTGTATCGCCAGCGATAATCTGTCAGCTGGTAGTCGCTGATGGTGGTGACACCGCTCCAGATGCTGGACGGCAGCGTGAAGCTTTCAAAGCTGCCGAACTGGCCTTGGTAGTGGCTGAGGATGCTGAGCATGTCAGCTTCAGCCAATGCAATGAAGCTCAGCCGCAGCGAGCTGCTGAGCATCACATTGCTGTGGCGCACGCGATTCTGCAGGCCGTTGTAGGTGCTGAACGGCGTGTGCGGATACTCGCCTGGCGTAAAGGCGCGGGTTGCTGGCGTTAGCGCAGGGAACGTGGCCATTGTTTATGGGTAAATCTGCACGTTGGTGGCATTGTCATAAATGGCTGTAACCCTTAGTAGAACGCCAGGGTAGGTTCCAACCAGGTTGGTAGCACAGGCAAGACCGCCACCGGGCCAAATAGGGTCAAGTAATCCAACGCAACCACTGCCAACAGAACTGTTGTCCCAATGGGGAACGCCAATAGAGACGTATGGAATGAGACGCCAGGTGTAGTTACCGGGAGGAGCTAAGTCATCAGAATACAGTTCGCTGTAGTATTTGTAGTTTTTAGGCGTTGCATTGGCTACAGTTGTGCTGCCATAAGTGGAGCCGTTAAAGCACTTGACTACAGATGTATAAGTGCCTTGGCCTTCAATGCCGATAACAAGTATTCCAGCGGTTGCTCCGCTGGTTAGCCATGTGGGCATTTTTTGCCCTGGCTCTGCCACGTAGCTGATGGGATTGCCCGAAGTGTCGAACGTAACGGTGGCCAGCTTTACGCCATCTTTATACCAAGTAATTGACTCAGTTTGGTTTATGCCACACGGGCCGTAAGCGCCCTCGTACGGATACAATGCGCTACCTACACCAACGGGCTGCCCCGCCGGGAATACTGAGTGAGGTAGATACTCGGCACTTGCTGCATCCAGGCCATCATCAGCGTTGCCGGTGTCGCCAGTCGGCGCTGAATCGTTGAAGCCGAACCCGCCGCCGCTCGGGGATAGCTCCAGGGGGTCATCACCATCAGCCGCCGTGAACGTCTCAGCCGGGATGGTGTTGTCGCTGCTGGAGTTCACATCACAGCTCACGCCGGTGCGGCCACTTGGCAGGATGATGCCGCTGCCAACGGCGGCAGCCACATCCAATGCGATCAGGCTGCGGCCTTGGTCGTCAATCGGGAAGTGCGTGGCCTCATAGCTCACATCACCCGCCAGTGTCTTGGTGATCCGCTCCACCTGGTAGAGGTAGTCATGCACCGAGTTGGCGTAGGTGCTGTTATCACGCTCCAGCCGCACGCGGATGATGTCGCCGGCGCTGATGATGATGTTGTGCTCCTGCGGCTTGGCTGAGAACCTGATCGTGTGCGTGGTGTAGATCCGCTTGGCCAGGATGTAAGCGCCAACCTTGACGGCATGATCCTCGCTTGTGCAGAACGTCGAAAGATCATGCGACTCATACGGCCCGGTCTCGGCGGTGCCGCTATAACGCACCTCAGCGGTGCGGACGATGCCGATGTCGCTCTCCAGCTGCTGGCGCCAGATCATCTGCGCCACGAAAGGCTGCCGGTCCGCCAGTGACAGATAGTTGATCTCCAGCGTGCCGGACAGCACGGTGTCTTCGGTGAAGGTGTACTCAGCCGTGATTGCTGTGGTCTTGATGGCGCCGCCGGCAGTCACCGGCAGCAGCGGCCGTAGCCCGCGTTTGCCACCTGCGTTGCTCTCGGCCAGCAGGAAGTACGGCGCCAGCTTGGCGGCGAGGTCGGAGTAGTTGGTGCTCTCGCGGATCTCGATGTTGCAGGTGAAGCCGTTCACCTCAAGGAACGTGGCTGCTGCCAGCAGTGCAGTGTTGTCGATCATCGCCGCCGGCACCCTGCTGGTATTGACCAGCAGCCACTTCACCAGGTCTGCGAAGTTGTCGCTGGGGCCGGTCACGCTGTCGTAGATCCGGGTGACGGCCATGCCGCCACGGATGAATAGATGAACCTGGCGGTTGTACTGATCGAAGCCGTCCGGGATGGTGACGTTGAAGCTGAGCGTGCTGATGCCCGGATAGCTGCCAACCGTGCCGCAGAAGAACGGCGCCTCGGGTAGATCCTTGCCGGCACGCTGCACCAAGAAGTTGCCGGGTGTCCAGGTGCCGGCCCTGCGGTTGTAGGTCTGCGTGTGTGAGCCAACGCGGCAGGCACGCTGAAACACATCCTTCACCGGGATGCTGTCAAGCTGGCCCTCGCTCAGTACCAGCATGTAATAGGCGGTGACGTTGTTGTTGGCGTCATTCTCGAAGCGTGCTTCGGTGGCGCCGGGACTGATCAGGATGCCGCCTTTGCTGTTGCGGAATCGGGCGAACACGATCGGCACCGGCTCGCCAATCTGCGCGAACCGCTGCGGGCTATCCAGCTCTGTGGTGCCCTGCGCGGCGGTTGCATCAGCTGGTGCGTTGATCTGACCGGCCTGGATGGCCAGCAGCGCCAGTGGATCGCTGGAGGAAAGGAAGCTCATTGTCTGACGCCCTGCCCCATGATGGCTACCGTCAGCTTCCGTGGTGGCACCTGTGCGCCGACTGGGGACAATGCCGAGCCGAGCTGAATGGTCAGGCTAGTCAATCCGCCATTGCCGCCAACCACTTGGCCGGTGTATGCAGCCACCAGCTCCTGCCCAGCTTGCGGGGTGTTGTTGTTGATGGTGGAATCGAACTGGTAGATGTTGAGATCCACCAGGCGGCCATCGCGGATGGCAGCCAAGAAGGCGTCCACTACCAGCCCTGTAGCTGGAGCTGTGACCGCTACCGCCTGCTCAGTGCCGCTGCTGCCGGCGGTGATGCCATCAGCGATGAACGGCACATAGCCCCAACTGGCGCCTGACCATGTGACAACGGAGTTGCCGTAATAGCTCTGCCACCGCTCATAGGTAACGCCTGCCGCGTCATAGATTCGCAGGTATTGGCTTTGCGCTCTCATCAGGCAATACCCAGCGCGATGCGTGCTGATGGCGTGCGCAGCCGCCCGATCACGCCTTCAGCAGTCAGCCGCATCGCGCGTTCCATGTCGGCCACCGAGACGTACCGCTTGCCGTCAAACTCCATAACCGGGCCGGTGGTTACGTTGATCGTAGTGCTACCACCCGCCGATCCGGTAGGTGCTGCTGCAACTGCGGAAGCTCCACGCGCTCCAGACAGGTAATTTGACACGAATCCTGCTGCCTTGGATTCGGGCACGATGTACTCGGATTCGCCAGCTTCACCGATGAGGCCAAGTGTCGGGCGGCTTACGAAGCCACCTTGGGCGAATCTTCTGACTGGGCTATTTCTACTGACTGCCGGCGCTGTAGCTTGTGCTCTTAAATTATTCAGTCGCTCTTGGGCATCGGCTGCTTCCCTGATTTTGGTGGCAGCCACTTCAGCATTGGTAGCTACCCTGATGAAATTGCCTGCAGACTTGTCGCTATTGATAGCGATACTACTCGTAGCCTGAGCCATAAACTGCGATGACGAATAAGCGTTCGCCAGGCTTTGAGACACCGCTAGCGCTGAGGTTTGCGTTAAGCCAATTTGATCGCTGACTAGCTTCTGCTCTAGCGCGGTTTGAGCGGTAAGGATCTTCGCATTGTATTGCGCCTCTGCTGTGATTGCCTGATACCTGACTAGCTCTTTATTCGCCGCAACTTGATCGGTAGTAGAGTCTATGACCGCATTTTGCGCTTGCAGTGCTTCCCCTAGCTTCTGGCGTTTTGCGGTCTCTTCCTCTACGTTCTTTGCTTTCAGGATCTGAAGGAATCCTTCTGCGCGGATCTCATCATATTTAAGCCTAGCGGATCGAAGCTGCAGCTCGCCTTTGATTTTCTCCAGGCGAATGTTGTCTAGTGCTTGGCGGTACTCGATAACCGCAGCTTGCGCTTGTTGATTGAATATCGCAACTGCAATATTGAATCGTTGCTGCGCAGTTTTGGCAAACTGGTACTCACGCTCCAGCTGAACCCCTCTGAGATCATTAATGGCCTTTTCTGCCGTAAATCTTGCTGATGTAACGCTGGCGCCCCTTTCAAGAGATGCAACGTGCGCATCAAGCGAGATCTGCTGAGCACGCAGATTATTCAGCACGCTATTGGTACCTGCAATCAGTCCTTTATTCTTTTCGGCTGCTGCCTCGATCTTGGGCGGCATCGAGCTATAAGCATTAACAGTTTGCGCGACTTGATCGCGTGCCTTGGCTTGCTTGGCAGTGAATGTATCTA